AGCGCCTTGGTCGCCGGTAGCTGATGCAGCGCCTTGGTCGCCGGTAGCTGATGCAGCGCCTTGGTCGCCGGTAGCAATCTTTCCCTTTACCCACTTACATTTACTAAAAGTGAACTTGATTGCCGCATCAACAATGCTCTTAATGCTTAACTCTGCTCCTATGTGGATTTTTGAGCAAGCAATTTTGGTATCATCTATATCAACATCCATTTCCCCACTTCCTTCAACTTCATGGAATTTGTTCATGCCAATGTATGCAGGAGGGTAATAGCCGAATACATCCAAGGGATGAAGGCAGAAATGGAAACCTTTACTACAAACACTTATGTCACCCTGCTCTTTGTAATCCTTTCCTTCGTCATACTTGAAATCTCTGCAAGTCATATCGGAGTTAAACCCCTTGAACCCTTTAATCTTGCTGAATTCCTCTGGTATGGTAACGTTACCCGGGAGATTCGCTCTGAGTACCATGTATGCCATATAATTCGTGTCAAATCCAGCAATTCCCGTTCCGATGGCGGTAAGAAGGAATTCCTTTTCCGGATGCTCGTTGGCAAAATGCCTTAAGTTGCCCAAATAGTTAATCAAGTCTTCTTCTGTGACTTTCTCCATATCCTCATCCAGCGTTGGAATGGCATAGGATTGCCCTTGGATTCCTTCGGCTCGTCCCATGATTGCACCGAATCTTTCAACCGCTAATCTGGCTGCTCCACCGGCATGGTTACCGTTCATATTACTACCAAAAACGAATATTTGATTCTCTTTAAGTTCCTGAATATTGTCAGGGGTAAATTTCTTTTCCATGATTTATATCTATTGAATATTGAACACTTCCCTTATCTCTATGTACCCAAGCCTTTCGCACTCTTTCAACAAATCCAATCCATCATCATCCACACTGGCTGTTGATTCGTGGTTAACGGACATGCCATGTATCCTGAACTTATCCATGATACGTCTCACTGTATCCGCTTTCCTTGTCTTCCAACAGAATCTTACTCTCATCACTGATATACCTTTTCCAGGCGGTATGCCTTCACATCATTAAACCACCTGCCATTGCTTTCCCTCGCTTCAACGGTGAACTTCACCCTTACATGGTCTCCAACCGCAGGAGCATCCTCTATCGGACCGTCATAGCTGATTATCGAAAACCGCATCATCTTCTTGTAAAGGTCGTTGTTCCGCAAAACATATTCACGTTTTTCAAAGTCCTTACCTTTACTTGTCGTTCCCATCGTGGACGGCAACTCCACCTCTATTATGCCTTCCGCTTCACACTTCATACTGTTTCCTTTCTTTAGTTTATACTTAACTGCCCCTTCAAGTCGTCCCGACTACCCTTCGGGCAGTATAGGACAAGTTGCCGTAAACCGTTAATTTTTAAATTATTTCATTTTAATGTTTTGAAAATCAATCATTTACACGCGCACCATATGGTGCTTTTTTATTTTTGATTAAATATTTGATTATCAGATTGTTACACTTTTCTCTTAACCGGTGTAATTATCCCTATCTGAAACCCGGACAGAAGTTTTTCCTTGTATTCCCTCTCCAACGGTCCTACTTCCTCGGTATACTTCTTCCTCTCTTCCGACCATCCGTTGGCAAAGCACCGTATGGTTTCCCACTGCTTTTTCGTGAGCTTCCCATCAAGGTACATCTTCTTGTATCTTTCCTTGTACCTTGTCACGCCGATACGGTGTATCTCCCTTGCCTTGTCAAGCTGGGACATCTTCACGCCCTTACCGGCAGACAGTTCCCGGTGAAACTGGAGTTCCGACCAGTCCTTATAGAAAATCCTTCCTATCTTTTCCAGATACATCCTATCCGTAAGTTCCGATAACGGCACAGACTGATGCTTGTACACCGTCTCTATGCGCAGGATGTTCGAACCCACATTCTTTCCCTTCTCGGACGCCTCAAAGCTCTTGTCGTATATCTTAAGAACCTTGCGGTAATACTTGCTCTTCTCCGTTGTCTTCTGCCGGTATTCCGGGTAATTGGCATCATTCCACAACACCCTGCCCGAAGCCCCGGTCACCTGACGGATATACTCGTCAGCAGGACGGGAAAGCTTCATCGTGACACCTATCTCGTAATATGTCACTACAGCATCTTCCATGCGGACGCAGAGGCGCATCAGAAGTTCCCTAATCGTACGGACCGCCATCGCAAAGGTCATCGGTCTGCTGTTGTCCATCCGACCGACTTTTCCCCTGCTGTATAGCTTGTGAATCGAACACTTGCACCGGAGCGTGTCACCGCGTATCTCGATGAAGCATCCGTCAAAATTGGCGTAAGCCGTGGACTTGTAGTATACCTCATCGCCTTCGGCACATTCCTCCAGATAGTTCCTCAGTACGACGGTGCCTATGTCATCCACGCTTATCCTTGCCTTTATTATCATTTTGTCAAACATCGTATCGTAAGCTTCCTCTGTTCCAGAATATGGGCTATCGCCTTCTTGTAATGCTTTATCAGTTCCTCGTACTCATAGTCGCTGTACTTGCGTATCTCGTACTTTTGCGCCTCCAGGTAGGCAACACGCGTCTCACCATACATCTTGACAAGCCCAAGGCGGTAGCCGGACATGTTGCCCTCGTCAAACCGGTTGCACTGGCGGCACTGCGCATTACAATTCACTTCCGAAAACCTCGTTGACATGTGCTTCCGGTTGATGTAATGGCCACAGTCGGCATTACTTATCGGATAAACCTTCCCACAACTTATGCAGCGAAACAACGTGGTGCCCGGCAGCATGTCACGCAGTCTTATGTACTGGCTGAACACCCTGTCCAGCTTCTTCTTCAAATCCGCGCCCTTAGAGGCAGCGGCTTTCTTCTTGCGATAAAAACCAATATAAAAACCCATATTATCCCTTTCTTCTACAAATGCTGGCTGTGCGGGAATCGAACCCGCGGCTCCGACCCAAACCTAAACCTTTAAACGAACATAGCACAACAGTCGGCGCTTCACCGTCAAGCCGACAGCCAGTCCCTATCTTCACAGACGGGTATCAAACACCAATGAAATCACCTCGTCTCTTCCGTCTCTGGTTCCAGGACGTACGGATACACATCCACAATCTGGGTTTCCTTGACCTCCATCACCAGGTAGTCGGCAAGTGTACCCTTCATACCCTCATGCAGACGCTTTTCAGCATTGGCCGTATCGGAGCTCTGAACAAACATGTACGCATACGTCCTTCTTTCCTTGCCTGACTTTTCGTCCAGAGTGATATATGCAACCTTTATCTTGTACCACTTGTCGTCACACTCCTTGTCAGACGCAAACAGCTCCGACACGCTCTCCCATTTCAAAGCCGTAACGTTGAATTCTCCCGTGATAAAGTCCTTCACGTTGTCTATGATACGGGCTTCCGCTTCCGTAAAACTGAGGGCATCCACAAGGTAGGATTCAGTCACTTTCCTTGTCATACCTTTCTCGTCTGTCTTCTCATAGCGAATTTTCGCCAAAAACCATTTCTTCATAATTCTCTCTTTATTTGAATTGAACTTCCTATCTCTTCTTCCATCGCACGTTTCTGCCAATATTCCGGATTCCGGCTATACTCCCTGGCTATCTTGTAATCACCCGGATTTCCAAGCTCACGGTTCATTACCTGGTATACACCGGCAGGCATGTCATATATGACTTCCTCCACATAATCACAACGTCCGGCAACGCCGAGAAGAACCACGGCCAATACTACGGCGAACACAACTGTTAATCTCTTATTCATAGCATCATTTATTAATATCTTATGTTAACTACATTTCTGTATACCCCAATAAAAGGCACTTCTATACCGCATACCTCCATAGTGCATATAGAGTCTATTTTGATTCTACCAACCAGTTCCGGATGTGCAACAAAGCCACTGATATTGATACGAAAGGTTCCTTTGTCCGTATACAACATATAGTGTATGTCAGTATGAAAGCCATCCTTATTACCCGATACCTTTTCTATCTTGTCAACCTTTCCTATTCTCACCCTCATCTTCTGGGGGTTGAAGAAGAACACGAACCATACAAATCCTATCAGACCTATAGCCGGCATTACTATTCTGGTTATTGCTTTATTCATAGCATCTATCATTTTGAAGGTTTCCACTCAATAGTTATCACAGCATCGAGCCTGCCACTTCCGTTACATACCGGACAAGGCTTCTTTACCGACTCTATCCCATCTTCCCAGAAATATCCGTTGCCATGACAATAACTGCAACGGTGACCAGGACTGGATATGCTTTCCTGGCGATTTCCTCCGTCTATGAACATGGGCGGGGAAATCATTATCATCTGTTTATTCTTGCTCATCGCACAATGGCTTAGTATTATAGAATTCCATCTTTCCAGGAAGCACTCTCACTTCGCGCGGATGATATACACCGCCAAGTGTAACAATCACATCCACACCGAGCACCTCCTTCGCCTCCTTGACCTTATCCATCAATTCAGCCAAAACCTTTCTTTCATTTTCCATAACAGTATCGTTTATAGTTAGAATCATTTAATAAGCCGGACTATCTTCACAGACCGACCGGCCTCTCACACATCAAAAACACACTTCTAAGCGTTTCTTTTTCTTCTCGCACGGTCATTGTTCTCACGCATGGCATGAGTGGAGGCACGCAGCTCTGCCATTCCTTTCAGAAGGTTGCCCTTCTCCATCGCCTCAAGAATGTCAATCCTCCGGTAATAGATACGACCTTTCGGCTTCTTTATCAGACAACCGTCCTCGTCCTTCACCTCTTCAATACCAAACTGGTAATCCTGCAGCAGACCTCTCCTCACAAGATTCGTTATTATATCAGGAGTAAACTCCTCCTCAGCCTGCGACTTCGTAAGGACGATGCTCTTGTTGCTCATCCAAGCCTTGTACTCGTTTATAGCCAGCTTAAGGCCAAACTCCATCCCCAAACGCTGGGAGTATTCTATTATAGGGTCAAGTGCTGCCATAATCAATGAAATAAAGAAAGCCCCAAGTTTCGAGCCTGATGTGGTGTTTGGCTGTACTCCCTGGAGCTTATTGTGTAACCTGAAATCCTTCACTCAACACTCGGAAACACCACTAACCGAATTTGATTCATTGTTTTGGATATTAAAATGGTAGTCACTATATTTGCCGTTGGAACAATTTTGGTGCTAACAAAATCACGGTTTATACCGCGACCGCCATTTTTATATCCGTTCGTAAGCGCCGATTGACGTTTACGGATGCAAAACCAACGAAGTTTCGTTAATCAACAAAGTAAAACATTAAAAAGTTTACGAAATTTCGCTATTTAGAATATAAACAAATAACACATCAGAATGGAAAAGGCATTAACAGAGCGATTTAAAGAATTAATAAGGGTAAAGAGTTCATCTATTCTTGATTTTAGTAAAAGAATAGATATAGCTCAAACGACTTTAAACAGCCAACTATGTAGTACAAGAGGCATTAGCATTAACGTAATCATGCTTACATTAAACGCCTTTCCGGATATTTCTGCCGAATGGCTTCTCCGTGGAGTGGGCAATATGTATAAGAATGCGGAAGCCTCAACGGATTCCGAAGAAGAAGATTCTGAGGAGGACAAATTCTACAAGGATATTATTTTCACTTATCAAGAGATGACTAAAGAATATAGGAAGAAAATAGAATACCTGGAAGCAGAGCTTGCGAAAGCTGCCCCGTTTGCAGGCGAAGAGAAGAAGAAACAATCTAAATCAGCGTAATAACATAATGAACGATACAAGCGCCGGACAAATGCATCGATGGAGACGGCCATATAACTTATAAGATTATAAAATAAAAAAACATGATAAAAATGAAAAAGGTTGTATTATTTATCACATTATTACTATTCAGTTTTAATAGTTTTGGGCAGAAAGTAGTTGATGTCAAGGAAGAGAAGGATTACAAATGGGGAATAAGCAATGAATTCCATAGCGAACCGGGATTTACTGGAAGTTATTGGCATACCGCAATGCGAGTAATATGCACAGAAGACTATCACTTCATGTTAAGTATATATAAACCCGCTTCAAATGGATATTATGCAATCCACGAAGATGAAGATTGCTATCTTAAATTAGAAAATGATAGTATTGTTACTTTGAAATTAAATACAGAATTTTCACCATGGAATTATGAAAGAGCAGGTTATTATACCGGGTCAGTCTACATGCCTAAAAGATATTTTACTCAAACTTTCTATGACATCCCCGACGTTAGAATATTGACAGATTTTAAAGTTGTAAAAATCAGATGGATAATAGACGGGGCTCCTTATGACATAGATTATGCTAAAAACTCTTGGGTTAGCAAATTCAATAAGAGATTAAAGAATGCAATATTACAAGCCCAAAAGGACTTTGAAAAGAAAGCCAAATTCACCGATGATAATTTATCTGGTTTTTAAACTCATAATATCCTCGACTTTTTCTCGTTTTACTTAAGGAACTAATTAACGGGCACCCCGTTGTCAAACAAGAATTCCGGCGCCAAATCCGCACCGTTCGCCCATTCTATCGTATTACGGGTCAGCCCGTACTGAACAAACTTGTCTTTATCCAGCAACTCACCGAATACCTCACCCACGAGGAAAGGCCTCAAATCAACCCTCTTTCTACTGCTGTCATTGAAAGTGACAAGCAATTCATAATCCTTGATATAATCAACGTCTATCACCCGTAACATAAGCATTTATTTTAAAGGTTCTATCCTATTCAGTTTTTCCCCTTTTTGGGCTTTCTCCCATAAGGTCAATATTTCGGACTCATGCAGGTCTATCCACTCGTTAACCTTGGCTATCACTTTTGCAGGCGCCTGACCGTCCACAATTCTATCCAGCACACTAATGGAACATTCATAATCACCGTATGAGAAATGAATGTGAGGCGGGTTGTGGTCCCTCCAATAAAGACTTACTATAATTCCAAAAAAACGGCAAATTTCCGGCATAAACTATATTGTTGTTTTCACAAAGATAGTCAAATAAAAGAAATCCCCCAAACAATTATACCACATTTGGCAACTTAAAGCAGAAATACTATCTTTGCATCATTCCAAAAACAATGTACCGCCGTGAGGCGAGACCGTTCAATTAAGACAAGCAAGCCCCGGACCGACGCAGGAACGGGGCTTTATTTTCACTTCTACCTTAAAAAACTCATACATTCAGCAAACAAAAACACATAGCCACATGTTATGTATAACATTGCCTATTTAATCTTTCTATAACCATATGAAATACTGCCCCTTCCATGACGCGCTAATCGGCGACCTTCAAGCCCAAATACGTTTCCTAACCAAAGAAAACAACTTCTTCGTCAATACATGCCTCAAATGCAGAGACTGCCTCAACACCACATGCCCGATAAGATACAGAAGAAAGGACATACAGACACCCGTGAACTTCGAAGCTGGGAGAATCATAGACATCAATACCGGGAAAAGCGTTGACTATTAATATGCCTTTATAGCGGTTAAATGTTCTATTTTTAAGGAAAACAGATATAAAGGCAGAAAAAACACCGATGTTACAATTTTCAGACTGTTCTATTTTTAATATCACTCTCCAAAAACAAACTTCACCACACCCTTTATCACCTTCTCTATCACCGAATAGTCCTCCTTTATATAGCTATCGGTAACGCTCCTGCCTGATGAATGATTCAGACACATGGCTATATCATCCTTGCCGAAGCCGCAGTCATTACGCGCTATAGTGGCAAACGAATGGCGAGCCGAATAGAACTGCACATAATCAATGCCCAAATCGGCACATATCCGTTTCAGCCCACGATGGACAGCCCTTGTCACTCCCCGTGAATCACTATACTTGCAAAGAAAGTCAAAGATACCATCGTTAGCCTCATCCCTATACTTCTCTATTATCTCCATGGCAAGAGGATGCACGTACACCGATATAAACGCCTGGTCTTTCCTACGGCTCCTTGTCTTCTTCCTCTCATACTCGATATAGTTGCCACGCATCCTATACCCGAACATGTCGGCAATGTTCATTCCGGCAAGCAGGAAGGACAGTATGTACAAGTCACGGGTAAACTGAATGTTCTCCTTGGAAGAGGAATAACCGTATATCTTCCTTATCACATCCACGCCCACAGCCCTCTTTCGTGGCATCAGCACCTTAGGCATGACATATGCCTTGAACGGATTGTTGGATATGACAATATCCCCGGTCTCGTAATCGTTGAACTCAAGCAGCGCCTTGTTGTATATGGACTGTATGATACCCATGTAGGAATGTATTCCAGTGTCATTCAACGCCTTCTTCTTTATATCCTTATATTCCTCCCTGGTGCCATGCCGCTGCCTGACACGTATTACGCGGTCTGTACGCAGCCACGCCTCATACTCGCGAAGGAAAGAGGATGTAAGCTTGTGGACACTCAACCCTGACAAACCCTTGTAGGAAAGAAAATGGCACAAGGAATTTATTCCGGTAGTCTTTATGGTACGTGTACCCTCGTTGGAAATGGACTCTATAAATTCGCGGGCATACTGTATGAAATCAACATCCCGGCTCTCGTTCCTGCGCCGTATCAGCTCAACAACCTCCTTGGATGTCATGCAAGCGGACACAGCCGCAGGATTGGCGTTAATGATTCGACGGTATTCGCTGACTATCATGTCAAGCTCCTCCTTGATGGACTCGGAAATTACCGTGCCGGTGGAAGAACCCTTCCGGAACTTTACAAGCTCCGTATAAATGGAAGTGGACACATAAGATGAACTTCTGTTGTGGGAAATACGGATTTTCGGGTTGTAAGTTCCGTCATCCTTCTTGTGGTGCTTCATCACCACCCATGCTACTGTTGCCAT